GTGACGACAGAAAAGCTGATGCACTCGCCTCTTCAGAAGTTGCAGCATGATAACCTCCTGGAAAAATTATACTACACATTGCCATTGATTTACACGCAAGGAGTCAACTTTCGTTTGACTCAATACTTATTCCTAGCCAGATGGCAAGGAAACCATACTCATGAGCAAAGACAAAAAGAAAAATAAGAACAAGAAGTCATTTTTTTCACAGGCCCCAAAGAAGTCATCTGAAAAGAAGGAAGAGAAGACTATTGAGAAGAGAGTCAAGGAAGTAATTCCGCCACCGCCGCCTCTGCCCAAGTCCAAGCCTGAGGTATCCAAGGTAAAGCAAGCGGAGATTCGATCACAAAAAATTCAAGGTATTTGTTATGACTTGATGAACAACAAATATTGCCCTCTTTCACGCGCAACATCTAAATTAATTGCTACCAACATGGTAGACAAAGGGGCATCGACCTTCTTGACGAATAAGAAGTTTTTCTCAAAGCTAGAAAAACGCAAAATTTGTAACACCCTTGTCACAAAATACAAGCTCAAGCCCTAATTTTCGTGCCGGTTTCAACTGGTGTCGATATTTAACATTTGAAGACTTGTGATTGACACAGGACTTTGACTGGTTCTGCTGAGACAAGTGGAACTGTTACAGTCTCTGGTACATAATCGATCTTGACCGGGGTATTCTGTGCTGGAAAAGAAAGAAGAGTTTGGTGCCACCCGAAGATTTGAGAAGTTGTATTCTCTTCTTGCCACTGTTGACTTCGTAGAAACACGTCGCGACAAGAAGGCAAAGATGTTTGATCAAATCGTGGAGATACTGAATTGCGACGATATTCCAAGATCAAACAAGCTCGGCAAGATCAAGAAGTCAATTTTAGATAACTATGAGGTCGAAAATGTCTGACAAAAAACCAAATGATCAAAATGGCTGGAATGAATATTCGAAACTCGTATTGAAAGAGCTAGAAACACTAGCATCCGGAATTGATTCATTAACTGCCGAGATGAAGAAAGTCCAAGCAGCTATTCAGCGCCTCGAGATGCGTGAGTCAAAGGTAAACGAACTCGTAGCCTGGAAAGAGAAGGTCGATAACGTCTGGTCTTCTGTCCAGATGAAAGAGCACGTTGACAAGGTTGCTGAGTTTGAGACTTTCAAAACGCGAGCAGTTACAGTCTTTCTTGTAGTCCAGTTTTTGATGGGTGCCGCTGTAGTCATACAGAATTTTCTTTGAGTCGAACTTGCACCCGACTCGATATTTAGAGTCGAGGTTGCCATGTCTAGTTTTCTTAATACACTAAATCCAACATCATTTGGTTTATTTGATGCCGATACTGACTTCCAAACTGAAGCTGATGGAATGGTCACTTTTGTCAAGAGAAAGTTAGGCGACGATGTACTTAGTGTTGAGCTGACTAAGAAGATGATCTGGACGTGTTTTGAGGAGTCACTGTTTGAGTACGGCCGAATCGTTAATGAGTACCAAGCTAAGAGTCAACTCACTAATTTCTTGGGAATTTCAACAGGTACACTTGCGGGTGACGAACAGAAGTTCTCACGAGAGACACTGGATTTCTTCCTCAGAAAGGCAGAGCCCTACTCAACAGAGGCCGGTCTAGGAGGAATGTACGATTCAATCTCTGGGTCAATTGATCTCGTTCACGGGCAACAAGACTACAATATGTATGAGTCACTCAAGGACACAGCAGGAAATCTGATTTTCAGCAGTAGCCTGAATAAGCTTGGTGGAAAAATGAAGATCATGGAGGTTTTCCATTACAGTCCACATGCTGCCTATCGATTCTTTGATGCTTCGTCTGCTGTCAATTACCTCAACAATGAATTCTCATTTGAGTCATTCACTCCGGAGACTGTCTTCTATGTTTTACCGGTCTTTGAGGATATTCTTCGCGGAGGAATGCTTGATCTTTCAAGTAGAGTAAGGCGTTCCAATTATACGTTCAAAATTGTTGGTAAGAATATTCGAATATTTCCAACGCCTACAACTGTGAGTGCAAAGAAGCTATGGATGAGAGTCCAGTTTGCTTCTGACCCTCTGAATCCAGATGTCCCAGATCCGTCAATTTACGGTGTCTCAAACATGTCGAACATTCCTTTCGGCAACATTCAGTTTTCAAATATCAATTCAGTCGGCCGGCAGTGGGTTAGGCAGTATTGTCTGGCACTGTGTAGAGAGCTTTTGGGCCTTGTCCGGACAAAGTTTACATCTGTTCCAATACCTGGCGGTGACTTGACGCTGAACGGCGGCGAGTTAGTATCTCAGGGCCGAGAAGACAAGGAGAAATTGACCACGTCATTGCGTGAAATGCTTGAATCGACAACATATGAGAAGCTTCTTGAAATAGAGGCAGCTGCTGTTGAAAACCTACAAAAAGTGCTCCGAGGCATTCCTGTGCCCAACGGTCGCGCGATCTTCATAGGGTAAACAATGGCCAGACTTTTCATCACACCCAGAGAGATCGACTTCATAAATGATTTGAGCAAAGAGCTCATCAAGGATGTTGTAGGGCAAAAAATCTATTACTACTCCGTTCGCCCGGATGTGATGAATATTCATGATGTCTACGAGGAGTCACCTGACAAGATTTTCGACCCGCCCGTGGAAATCGAAGGTCGAGTGGAGTACAAGCCAGAAGACGTCAGAGTCAATCGTTTCGGAATTGAAGAGTTCTACACCATTGAAGTCTACTTGCATTACCGCGACCTGCTCGACAAGGGCATCGATACAAAAATTGGCGACTATTTCTCGTATGANGTCACGTTCTTCGAAGTGATACAGCACCAGTTGGATACATCAATTTACGGGCAGATTGAGCATATAATGGGTGTTAAGCTGACGGGTCGTCAAGCAAGAAAGGGCCAGCTATCTCGAGATCCAATTGGACCGACATTTGAGCACTATACAGATGCTGATGCAGTTCAAGATACATTTGTCCAGCAACGAGGCTTCGAGGAAAATCGACTTGGCCCCACCGGTGATAAGCGTGCACTCCAAGAAAAGGGTGTCCTCGAAGCACCAATAACCGGACCGGCAGAAGTCTCACCAAAGGGTGACGATACAGCCGCGGGATCTGCTTTTTACGATGAGAGTGAGTAACTATGTCAATACGTGAGCAACTTGAAGCTGCCAGACAAGGAAACCCACCTTTGGCCGGAGAGAATGCAACAGATACAAACGTCGAGCTCCCATCGTGCTCTATTGAGGACATTGACAGGACACTGTTTGATCTGTTCAATAAAGACTTGCCCTTAACATACACTTACAAGGATGAGCAAAAAAGAATTCCTGTGGTCTTCGCGGCAGGAGAAAGATTCGCATTGATTGCAAGAAAGAAGCCTTTGCGTGATGGAGCAGGTGCATTAATTCTGCCTGTCATCTCTATCATGAGGTCTTCGCTCTCGATGGATAATGAGATGGGAATGTCATCTAATACGATTGTTCCACACATCATCCGAAAAAAGCTGTCAAAAAAAGACCCGAGATACCAGCATTGGCTAAACAAGACAGGCCTCAAAAACTCCGATGACTTGGCAACTGACGAAGCTTTTCTAAATGACAACACTGCAGCGCCCCTTCAAGGTGCAAAGCCTGGAAGAATCGCGACCCGAAGAGATGCTTCTCAAGTGAGCCGCCAAAGAAAGAAAGGAAACCTGCTTTCGCCTGAGCTTGGAAACAACATCTACGAAGTCATTGAGATGCCGCCACCGATTTTTGTGACAGCAACGTATGAAATAACAGTGTGGGCCCAATACGTAATGCAAATGAATGACATCGTGATGGCAATAATGACCAATGCTCAAAACTATGAGCAACGAACATTTCGTCTGGAGTCTCAGAAGGGATACACATTTGTAGCATACATGGAAGCAGGGTTTGATCCTAGCAACAATTTTGATGACTTTACTGATGACGAGAGAATTATTCGAACATCATTCACTTTGAAAGTGCCGGGATATTTATTAGGCGAGACGTATGACGGTTCACCGGCAAGGCTCCGATCTATCTTGTCAAGTCCTCAAGTAATTTTCGAGATGGACATAACATCTGCACAAATTTTGGATGCAGTAGAAGTGGGTGCTCCAAGCGGAGACACCGTCGATTATGTTTTGAATGATTCGAGAAATATTGTTTCACCACTCCCAGGACAAGCTATCGGCGGTCAATCAGCATCATCACTCAGCGACCCCAGAAATTTAAGTTCACGAGCAACAATACAGGATGATAGCGCTCTTATTGGTGGTGCTGTTAATGATCTACGTGAGACAACAGTTGAGACAATAATAGATCCGTTCACAAGAAAAGAAATACGCTCGATGAGCGTTGTAAAGACACGAACCACCCGTCGCGGAGAAACAATCTATCGTGAGATTATCTAATATTATGATGATTCCACATTTTCAAAGATACTTATGGCAGTTGTTGTGTAAGTTCGCAAAACACAGGAGAAGACATGGCTGAGCAGACATTTAGATCACCCGGATTTTTTGACCAAGAAATTGACATTTCGGAGGTTAAGGTAGCCGCATCTGGCATTCCGGCAGGAATTGTTGGTACCGCCGAAAAGGGTCCGGCATTTGTTCCCGTCACAGTGGGATCATTTGATGATTTCCAGACGAAGTTTGGTGGACTAGATTCACGACGATTTGGACCCTATGCTGTTGAGCAATGGTTCAGAAATCGATCAGCTCTGACCTACGTCAGAGTCCTCGGCGCCGGCACAAATAAGACAAGCACAGATATCGCTACGACTCGAGACTCAGGCGCAGTAAAAAATGCAGGTTTCAGAATTGTAGGTGCAGCATCAGATGATACATCAAAGCCAGGTAATCAGGGTTACGTTCAATTGATTGTTGCACGTCACAACGCTCTTGACAATGACGAGACAAATGGATTCCCAATCTTCACAGACAATGGCAGCATTAGCAATGCATCAGCAATGAACTTGGTTCGAGGTGTGGTCCTCATGGCAACTGGCACAAGGTTGATGGCCATGGATCACTCCGGTTCGTATTCAAACCTAGAGTCAGATAGCTTGAGCGCAGCAACTGTCGGTGCTATTGATGGTAGTCCTCTATCAAAAACGAAGTATTTCAAACTGATGATCAGCTCATCGTCTGGAAAGGGCTGGAGTTACGATGAGAGCCAAGACGGACTTAAAATCTTGACAGCATCTTTGGACCCAAATGACAGCAATTACATTAGTCGAATTCTCAATACCGATCCCGCAAAATTCCAGGAAGAAGAGCATCTTCTGTATCTCGACTTTGCTGTCAATCATGATCTAGCTCCTGTGGTTTCGACCACGACACCAACTGTGGCTATCGTATCCGGATCGGCTGCTACAACTTCAGATTCGATCGCGTTCTTGAATCTTTTTGGAAGGTACGACACACGATATACCACCCCTAGAACGACATCGTTCATTTCGCAGCCGTTTGGTGAAGCAGAGCTTGATCTCTTCTACTTTGAAACTTTGACTGACGGCGCGTATGCAAATGAGAAATTCAAGATTTCTATCGCCGGAGTTCGAGCTAGCACCAACGAAAAACAACCGTTCGGTTCGTTTGAAGTTCAAGTTCGTGCATTTAATGACGGTGACACCAACACAGCAATTCTTGAGAGGTATCCGGATTGCTCGCTCGATCCAACGTCAGATAGATACATTGCTCGAATGATTGGCGATAAGAAGGTCGCTTTTGATTGGGATCAAGAATCTGCCAGTGAACGTCGATTGGTCATCTCGGGCAAGTACCCCAACGTATCGCAACGCGTTCGAATTGTAATGAATGAGCAAGTTGAGCTTGGACAAGTTCCTGAAAAATCTTTGCCATTTGGTTTCCGTGGAATCCCAGTTCTCAAAACAACTGATTCCCTGACTGACTCAACAACAGCGTTGACCGGCTTGAATGGTGAGACTTTTGGAGCCGGAGAGGGTCGTCGTCTCGGTCTGTACCAGAAAAAATCGACTGTCCTGGCGACAACAAGCTCTATCGTTCCTCCGCTCCCCTACCGTGTCAAGTGCACACGAGGTGCTGTTAAGGCATCTAGCCCGTCATATTTGGGCGAGTCCGGAGAGTCAGAGCGAATTGACACGCGGTACTACTGGGGTGTCAAGACAGATCCGCTGCCTGTTTCGTCAAGCAACGGTACGTCAAATGTGACGAACGCTGTTTTGAAGTCGAATGAAGGAGCCGGAATTGATTCGCTCGTTCGTGCATACACGAAGTTCCAAGGTATTCTCAAGATGGATACCTTGGTAACCGGTGCTGCAACAGACTTCTTCAATGACAACAAGTTTACGTTGTCACGAGTTGCTCTACACAATGCGGCCTCACAATTGTCAGATGTAACGACGCAAGTGACGTCATCTGCAGCAGAACACATGCTTGAGGCAGCGTATGTCCGGAATGGTCGACCCGATCCTTCAACATACACTGTGACAGATGGATCACTCGCCAATCGAATCACGATGGCATCTTTGATTGCTACGTCGTCTGCTTTGTTCAATCGATTCACTGATTTCAACAAGTTCACCAACATTTTCTACGGTGGATTTGACGGCGTCAATATTCTCGATGAAGACCAAGCATTCTTCAAGGATAGAGCTTTGTCAACCGACACAGGCGGTAAGGCTGTAACCGGTTCACCCAACATTGGTTTGTCACTTGTCAGTGCAAAAAATCAGTCAGGTGAAGGTCGTGTCAATAACAACATTTCTTCGCTTCGCGCGGCAATCAGTATTATCACTGAGCCCACGACGTCTAAGATCAACTTGCTGGCGATCCCAGGAATTCGTGAGCCTTTTGTAACAGATTTCGCATCTGATTCTGTCAAGATGTATGGATTGGCAGCATACATCATGGATATCGTTGAATATGACAAGAGCTCCAATCGTCTGTATGATGATTCTACAGCAAGATCTGACGTCACCAAGACAATTTCGAGATTCGAAACTCGTGGGATTGATAACAACTACGTTGCAGTGTACTTCCCTGATGTGATCATCGATGATGTGCAGAATAATCATCGCGTCCAAGTTGCACCATCAATCGCAGCTTTGGGTGCCATCGGCTTCAATGACAAAACAAACCAGGTGTGGTTTGCTCCCGCAGGATTCAACCGCGGTGCGTTAGAGTTTGTCACCAACGTTGAGAATCGATTGTCAGCAACAGATCGTGATGATCTTTATGACGCAAAAATCAATCCGATTGCAACATTCCCAAGAGCGGGATTTGTTATCTTCGGACAGAAGACATTGCAGGTGGCACAAACAGCGCTCAATCGAATCAATGCTCGTAGAATGTTGATCGATGTCAAACGACGAATCAATGATATTGCTCGTCGTCTGGTGTTTGAGCAGAACAACGTAGAAACTCGGGCAAGCTTTGTAGCACAGGCAGTGCAAGAGCTAACGTTCGTCCAGGCACATCAGGGCATTGAGAAATTCAATGTTGTTTGTGATAGTTCGAATAATCCGGAATCTCAAATTGAGCTGAACAGGTTGAAAGGTCGTGTTCAGGTAGTTCCAACTCGAGCAATTGAGTTTATTTCGGTTGACTTTATCATTACAAACAGTGGCGTAAGCTTCGAGTAAGACATAAGTAGATTAGACAGGAGAAAAAATGGCAAATTTCACATACCCAACCAGTCCGGGTGCTGTAGCGAACGAAATCGATCTTTCAGCACCTTCGGGAATCGAGCCGTCAGGCGTCCCAGCTGGCGTGATTGGAACATCAGTTAGAGGGCCAGCTTTTGTCCCAGTAACTGTTGCATCATTCCAAGACTTTATTTCGGTGTTTGGAAATAGTGACGGAACTAAGTTTGGACCAATTGCAATGCGCGAATGGCTTCGGAATGCAGGTGCCGGAACGTTTATTCGGGTTCTTGGCGCCGGCAGTGGTCTTGCACGCACAACAACGGGCAACAATCTAGGAAAAGTCACAAATTCAGGTTTTGTTGTAGGCCAACAACTTGTTCAAGCAAATGGTGTAGTAGGTTCCAATTCCAAGGTAGGCGCGGTGGACGACGGCACGGGTCTGTTGGGACGAACATACATACTTGCAGCTCTGATGTCAGAGTCAAACGGCTCGAGCTACTTGAGTGACGCAGGAATCCAGGGTAACGCCAATGCACACCCAATTTTGCGCGGTGTCTTGATGACACCATCAGGAGTCGTTTTGGGACTAAGCTCTTCCATTGAAGCAGCTGGTAACATGACACCTGCAACAAATACTGAGGCATACAATGTCTACGGTGCAGCAGGCAGCGGAAATGCAGGTGGAAACATCGGTTCTGTTAATATCGCCAACTCGAAGCAAGAGTTTGTGATGTTGGTTAATGGCCTCAAAAACAGTAAAACATACAAGAATGTTATAACGGCGTCATTTGATCCGAGCGTTTTGAATTACTTCGGTACCGTTTTTAATACAGATTCAACAAAAATTGAGGATGCAGGACACTATCTCTATGCACACTACGATGTTCAGCCAGCACTGGCTGTTGTAACAGGTACAGGAATTGCTGGCACGATAAACTCAACAGCGTTTGGTAATATTGAACCTCTTGCTCTCTTGCTAACATCGACCCTCGGCCGCAATCTTGGTAATGTCACATCAACCACGATTGGTGTGCCAAACTTCGAAAACTTCGAAGATAGATTTGAGACAGCATTTAGCCCATTCGTCGTTTCACAGCAGTTTGGTGGAAATAACAAAAACTTGTTCAAATTCTACACACTGTCTGATGGAATCATCGGAGCCGGCGAATTCAAGATCACAATTGCTAACATCGTTGCATCAACCAAGGCCAACAACAAGTACGGAACATTCGATGTTTTGATTCGTCGTTTCTCTGATAACGATGTTCNTCAGGAAGTTCTGGAGACGTGGTCAGCAATGAGCTTGGACCCGTCATCTGACAATTACATTGCCAAGAAAATTGGTGACCAGAATTCATACTTCGACTTCGATGCAGCAGTAGGTGCTCAGAAGATCGTAATTGAAGGTGACTATCCAAATGCCTCGAACCTTGTGCGTGTTGAGCTTAGTAATGATCTTAAAAATGGTCGTATTGATCCGACAGCTTTGCCCATGGGATTCAGAGGTTTGTATCACTTGGTGACGTCAGGAACCTCGGTAACAAGCGAAGGATCGATTTTGACAGGCAGTTCTGTATCGACCGCCGGTTCTGTAATCGCTAGCATTTCATCTGATGTAATCAGGCGTGTGGTTCAGCCGCCTGTTCCCATGCGAGAAACCATTGCTAAGGGAGCTGCTCCCAAAAAAGAAGTTTTGGTTGATGCCACATGGGGTGTGCAGTTTGAGTTCAAAAACAGCCTTACCAAACCTAACAACAATCAAAAAATTGATTCATCGATATTGTCCTTCACCAAGTATTTCCCGAAGTTCCATACGTCGTGGCAAGATCCTCTGGTGGGTGGAAATGAAGGTGCTGCAGATGTTGGTGGTACCATTCTGGATGCTGACAGATTCAATAACAACTTCTTCTCTTTGGAGAGGGTACAGGTTATCACTGGATCAAATGACAAGCCAGATTCATCACAATGGGCCGCCGCAGTATATCGTAGAACCGGTGTACAGAGTGGCTCCTTGGACGACATTCAAGGTGCGACATCGACAAAGGTGAGATTCCTTGACCCGACAAAGGATTTCTCTGACCCACCGTCGCAGAATTTCTTGAAGTTTACATTCCCGCTGATGGGTGGGTTTGATGGTGTCAACGTGTTTGATACTGATAAGGCAAAGCTTAGCGATGTTGCAGCACGAAGAGAAATGGATGACTCGACAAATCAGGGCGGAAAGAACGGCCCAACTGTTGCGTCATTTAGAAAGGCAGTCGATGCAATGGAGCTTAAGCAGGATGTTGACATTCAGTTGTTGGCAATTCCTGGTCTGCGTCACACGTCGATTACAGATTATGCAATCGAGTCGATCGAAAGACGATTTGATGCACTTTATATCATGGATGTCGAGGAGAAGGATGAGTTCAACGCTTTCATCACATCGTCATTGCAAAAAGACAGCGTAACATTCACGGTGGCCACCTTCGCCGGCAGAGGTCTTGACAGTTCATTTGCCGCCGCATACTATCCGGACGTTGTTATCAATGATGTTGCCACCAAGACCAACGTAAAGGCACCTGCCTCTGCTGTTGTATTGGGCGCCATGGCTCTTAACGATGTCTTAGGCCATCCTTGGTTTGCTCCAGCAGGTACCGTTCGTGGTGCACTGAAGAGCGCAGTACAGCCTGGTGTCATCCTTAACGGTGCAAATAGGGACGCACTTTATAGTGCTGACATCAATCCAATCATCTCAGACGTCCAAGACTTCTCGGGTGTCATGGTTTGGGGACAGAAAACTCTTCTGGCAGCACAAAGTGCGTTGGACAGAGTCAATGTACGTCGCCTCTTGATTGACATCCGTCGTAAGGTGCGAGATGTGGCAAGAACATTCTTGTTCGAGCCCAACCAGGCTTCCACGATCGCAGCATTCAGTTCACAGGTTCAGCCCATTCTTGCAGCAGTTCAGTCGCAAGGTGGTTTGGATAGATTCAAGGTGAAAATTGACGCATCAACAACGACACAGGCCGATGTTGAAAACAATACGATCCGAGGGCGGATCTTCGTTCAGCCTACCAAGTCAGTTGAGTTTGTCTCGCTAGACTTCGTGGTCAGCAATGATCTCTAAGAGGAATAGATGAAAATCACAAAAAGACAACTAAAAAAATTGATTGAGGAGGTCGGTGGCGCACCTCGTCGAGGAACCGAGCCATCATCTTTGGCATACTATAAAGAGATGGTTGGGCATTTGGAAACAGCTTTGCAGCATATTGAAATGGCACAACAACTTGAAGATGACTGGTCCAGAGTTGACGCTGATGAAGATTTGGACTTGATACGACAGCTATTGTATGGCCAGATCGAGGCAGTTCAAGCAATGGTGACTATGGGAAGCTAACATGAATATTACAAAGCGGTATTTACGAAAACTAATTCGAGAAGTAGCCGGACAATCACCCGTGATGATTTTGTCAATGCATGGAACCAACTTGGCTTAGCTAGGAAGATACTATGAAAATCACAAAAAGACAATTGAGAAAACTGATCAGGGAACAACTTGACTCTGAATTCATGGACTATAGTGATGAATCTCCGCATCAACGCATGATGTA